CGACGTGTTGCGTCGGGACGCCGGCGACGCTGTTGAGTTCTACCGGTGGGGTGACTTTGACGACTTGGAGGATGTGGTGGCCGGGTTGTTGGCGGATAAGGGGCGGCGTGACGGGTTGCGGGAGGCGGGTCGGGTGTGGTGTCGGGAACGGCATCTGTACCGGCATCGGGTCCGCACGTTGTTGGAGGCGGTGCTGTGACGGTCGGGGTCACGTCGCTGGGTGGTGAACTGTGACGTTCGGGATGCTGGTTCGTGACGATCGCGGCGGACTCGGTAACCTCACCCTCGAGGCATGGTCCAACCTGAAACCCGACCTAACCGTCGTCGTTCAGTCCCGACCGTGCCGAGGCGAACCACGCCCCGACGTGTTCACCGCCGACTGGACAACAACCGTTCACGTTCCGAACCCGATCCCGGACCAATGGTGGATCACGAACGCCGGAGCGGTGGACGTGTGGTGGACCGCCGAAACCTGGTACTCCAACATCGCTGAACAGGCGATCCGTGACGCCGGATCCCGGTCGGTGCTGTATGTCATGCCCGAGTTGTTTCGGTCGTCCAACGCCGACGACTTGTGGAACCCGACTGGTTACCTGACGCAGTCGTTACCGGCGAGGACACAAACGGTGGAATGGCCTACAACGCTGCCGGACACATGGCACCTACGGTCTGAGATTCGACGTGTCGTTCATGTGTCGTCGGGTGCCCGCGGTGATCGGAACGGGACCGGCGAGTTCGTGGAGGCGTTGCGGCTGGTGGAATCGGACCTCGAGGTCGTCGTTCACCACCCGGACCGGTTGCCTCGGTTGCCTCGCCGTTGGACTGAACGTGTCGGATCCGGTGTGTCCGTAACGGTGCAGGACGCCTATGTGGACGATCTGACCGGGTTGTACCGGTGGGCGGATCTGCTGGTCATGCCTCGCCGTTACGCTGGTTTGAGCTTGCCGGTGTTGGAAGCGGCGGCGACCGGGTGTGTGGTTCTCATGTCGGACACCGAACCGCAAACCGGGTGGCCTGTGGTGTTGTGCCCGTCTGTTCCCGGTGACCCCGAGTTCCCGGTCGGTCATCCGACACCGACCGTTCGGTGTGTCCCGCCGGTGTTGGCGGCGATGATCGACTCACTTGCCGGGTTGGACTCGTTGAGTGTTGCCCGGTTGTCGGAACGTTCCCGTGTGTGGTCGGAGGGTCGATCGTGGCAGGTGTTGGGTTCGGTGTGGCGGGATCTGTTGTGCGCCTGAACTTGGGTTGTGGCGGTCGGATCATGGACGGGTTCGTGAACTGTGATCTTCACCCGTTGCCCGGTGTGGACCAGGTTATGAACCTCGATGTGTTTCCGTGGCCGTTTGACGACGAGTCGGTGTCACAGATCGTGGCGTCCCATGTGTTCGAGCATGTCGCCTATCCGGTGGAGTTCGTGTTGGAGTGTTGGCGTGTGTTGCGACCTGGTGGGCGACTAACGATCCAATGTCCGCATTACACCTCGGAGAACGCGTTCACCGATCCAACTCATGTCCGGTTCGTGACGGACCGCACGTTCGACTATTGGTGTCAGGGTGAGGACCTGAACGGTCCGCTTGGGGCACAGTTCCTCGGTGACGTGTTCCAGTTTCGGAAGCGTAAGGTTCGGCGGATCGGTGGTGACGTTGTGTTCCTGTTGGAGCGGTTACCGCTGTCGTGACTCGTGTTCATGTGGTGGCGTCGTTCAGGCATTACGCCGAACACCTTGCACCGATCTGGCGGGAACTTCCCGACGACGTTCGGGGTGTGTTCATGGTGGACTCGGTGCGGTTAGAAACCGAGATGCGGGCGCAAGGCGTGGACGCTGTGGCACCACGACGAGGCGGTGGACGACTGATCCCGGAACGGGACCCGGTCATGGTGGCAGGGTTCAGGGATCTCGGTTGGTGCCGTGACCGTCCGGTGTGTCTTGTCGAGCATGGTGCGGGGCAAACGTATTCGGACACGGTGGGAGGTTCTTACGCTGGGGGTCGTGGCCGGGACCGGATCGGGTTGTTTCTTGTCCCGAACGGTGAGGTCCGTGACGCCAACCTGGTTCGGTATCCGTCGGCTCGTGTCGCCGTGGTGGGGTGTCCTCGGTTGGATGATCTGTTAGCGGTGCGTGTTGGTGGCGGTCCGGTCGGCGTGACGTTTCATTGGGCGTGTCAGGTGTCTACCGAGGCGGGAACTGCCCGTGGCGAATGGTGGGATCAGGTCGAACGGTTGGTGAGCTTCGGGGTGGACGTGTTGGGGCATGGTCATCCTCGAGACTGGCGGAACGCTGAACTGCGGTGGCGTAAGTTGGGGGTCCCGTCGGAGATACGTTGGGATCGAGTGGTGTCCACGGTGTCGGTACTGGTTGCCGATAACTCGTCGGTCATGTTTGAGGCTGCGGCGTTAGGTGTTCCGGTGGTGGTGTTGAACTCGGACGGGTGGCGCAAGGACGTGGAACACGGTCGCCGGTTCTGGCGGGATCATCGGCTCGGTCCGGTGTTGTGGCCCGGCGACGATCTTGTGGACGGGATCGGTAGGGCGGTAGCAGGTGAGAACAGTACGGAACGGGAACAGGCGGTGAGGCGTGTGTACGAGGTTCCGCCGAGTCTGAATCGTCGGTCGTCCAAGTTGGCGGCACGGGAGGTTATGTCGTGGGCGTTGTGAGCGGTGTCGTCGTGGACGGGTTGGCGATCTATCGGGTTGCCCGGTTGGTGGCCCGTGACCGGATCTCCGAACCGGTTCGGGAGTGGGTGGAGGACCGGTCCGAGTTGTGGGGTGACGGTGTGTCGTGTGTGTGGTGCGTCGGCGTGTGGGTCGCTGCCGGGTCTGTTCTGTTTCCTCGAGGGTGGCGTCGGGTTCGTCCGGTGTTGGCGGCGGCGACGGTGGCTGGTGTGGTTGGTGCGGTGGTGGACCTGGTGGATTCCCGCACCGGTTAGGTGTTCACGTTTCCGATGGTCTAACATGCCGGTTGGTATTCGTAGACACGGGAGGTTACCGGTGCCAGTTTCGTTGGATGTTGTGGAGCGTTTGTCGTCGGCGTGGTATGACGCCCCGGACGGGTCGTGCGACGACGGTTGTGTTCGTCGTGCCGAGGACGCCGGGTTGGATTCTGACGCCGAGGTGGTGTGCGACTGCGACGAGGTTGCTGCCGAGGTTGAACGTGACCGGTTGGAGTCGTTGGCTGAGAGTGGGGGTGACTGGTGAACGCTGAGGAACGTGCTGCTTATCATCGGGCGTGGCGTGCGAAGCGTGGTGCCCGGACTGGTCGTCGTGGTCCTGAACCGTCGGCTGCGTGTGGGACTCGGTCGGGTCGTAACCGGCATTATCGGGAGGGGACCCCGGTGTGTGAGGCGTGTCGGCAGGCTGAACGTGATTACAAACAACGGTTGAGATCTCTTCGGTCGTGACGGTGGTGCTGCTACTCTGAGCGGGTGCCTGCCCGCCGTGACCTGAACGCCTATCAGGGCGACGACTTTGTCCACGAGGTTCGTTTCGTGGACTCTGACGGTGACCCTGTGTCCGCTGTTGGACGCACGTTTGCGTCGCAGGTTCGCCGGCGTTGGTCCGACACCACAGTTGAGGCGTCGTTCTCGGTGGACACGTCGAACGCTGCGAACGGTGTGGTGGTGTTCACGTTGTCGGCTGCGACGACCACGGGCCTCGAGCCGGGTGAGTACCGGTACGATCTGCAACAAACCGAGGCGGGTCGGCGTCTGACGTTGCTTCGAGGCAAGTTTGTGGTTCCGGGTGAGATCACACGATGAGTTCCGAAGAAACAACGGTCGTTGTTGAGTCGGGTGCTGTCACGTCGGTAACGGTGACCGATGGTGACGTGACGGTGGTGGAGGCGGTGGATCGTGAGGTGACGATCCTTTCCACGGCTGAGATCGGTCCACCAGGTCCGACCGGACCTCAGGGTTCGACCGGACCGCAGGGTGCGGCGGGTCCTACGGGTCCGACGGGTGTGCAAGGTCCGACCGGACCGCAGGGTTCTACCGGTCCTCAGGGTCAGATCGGCCCGCATGGTCCGACCGGTCCGACGGGTCCGGTTGGTCCTCAGGGTGCTACCGGGGCGGTTGGGGCGACCGGTGCGGTTGGTCCTACCGGGGCGACTGGTGTTCAGGGTGCTACGGGTGCGGTGGGTGCTACGGGTGCGGTTGGCCCGACCGGAGCGACTGGTGCGGTAGGCGCTACTGGTCCTCAGGGCGCTACCGGTGCCACCGGAGCGACCGGTGTTCAGGGTCCGCAGGGACCGGTGGGGGACACGGGACCGCAGGGTCAGACGGGACCTCAGGGCGCTATCGGCCCGCAGGGATCGACTGGTGCGGTTGGTGCGACTGGCGACACCGGTTCGCAAGGTCCGCAAGGCCCGACGGGTTCGCAGGGAGACACGGGCGATACCGGCCCTCAGGGTCCTACTGGTCCGCAAGGCGTGACGGGTCCTCACGGTCCGACCGGGGCGACGGGTCCTCAGGGTCCGCAGGGTGCCACAGGTCCGCAGGGTGCTACGGGTTCGCAAGGGCCGACCGGTCCTCAGGGACCGCAAGGTGCTATCGGTGCGACTGGCGACACGGGAGCGACCGGGGACACCGGGGCGACGGGTGACACGGGTTCGACCGGTCCGCAAGGCTCGATCGGTCCTCAGGGTGCGGTGGGTGCCACCGGACCGCAAGGCGATACCGGGCCGCAAGGTCCACAGGGTTCGGTGGGCGCTACCGGTCCTCAGGGTGACACAGGCCCGCAGGGTGCGATCGGACCTCAGGGTTCAACAGGACCACAAGGTCCGCAAGGGGCAACAGGCGCGACAGGTGTTCAGGGTCCACAGGGACCTACCGGTGCGACGGGCGACACCGGTGCGACGGGTCCGCAAGGCGCAGCCGGCCAGTCGTCGTCGTTCTACAACTACAAGGTGAAGACCACCGCAACGAGCGGCAACCCAGGCAACACCTACCTTCTCTACAACAACGCCACCCAGACCTCGGCGACGGCAGTTCACGTCAGTCACATCGACAAAGACGGCTTCGATGTAGACCTGTTCCTCGGTCTACTCAACGACGGCGATACGTTCGTGATTCAGGACGCTTCGTTGTCCGACAACTTCCAACGGTGGGAGGTGAACGGGACTCCGACTAACCAGGTCGGTTATTGGGTGTTTCCTGTCACGCTGGTTGCTAGTGGCGGCACCGGCACAACCGGGTTCGCCAACAACCACGAGGTCATCCTAGTTCTGGCGCTGACCGGCGATCAGGGTCCGCAGGGTCCGACTGGTCCGACTGGCGCTCAGGGTCCGACCGGTCCGCAAGGCGAGACTGGACCTCAGGGTGCGACGGGTCCTCAGGGTGCGGTCGGGGCGACCGGTCCGCAGGGATCTACTGGTCCGCAAGGGCCGCAGGGTTCAGTCGGTCCGCAAGGGCCACAAGGCTCCACGGGTCCGCAAGGCGAGATCGGTCCACAAGGTTCCACCGGACCGCAGGGTGAGGTCGGACCTCAGGGTGCCGCAGGGCCGCAAGGTTCGACCGGTCCACAAGGTTCGACGGGTCCACAAGGTCCACAAGGGGCGACCGGTCCTCAGGGCCAGGTCGGTGCTACGGGTGACACCGGATCAACAGGGTCACAAGGTCCGCAAGGTCCACAAGGGGCGATCGGGCCTCAGGGTCCTCAGGGCGACACGGGGGATACGGGTCCTGCTGGTCCGCAGGGTTCGGTCGGTCCTCAGGGCGCTGTGGGCGCTACGGGGGACACCGGTCCGCAGGGCGCCGTCGGTGCGCAGGGTGCTACGGGCGCTCAGGGTGCTATCGGGCCGCAAGGCGATACGGGACCGCAGGGTCCGCAAGGTGCGGTGGGTCCTCAGGGCGCTCACGGTGCGACGGGTGACACGGGTGCCGCTGGTCCTCAGGGTCCGCAAGGCGCGCAAGGTCCGCAAGGTGCGGTGGGTGCGACCGGCGCTGTCGGTGACACGGGTGCGACCGGACCTCAGGGTGCGACCGGTGCGAACGGTGCGACGGGTGCTGTCGGTCCAACCGGTGCGACTGGTCCGCAAGGCGCGACGGGTGCGAACGGGGCGACCGGGGCGACCGGACCAACGGGTGCGTTCATCTCGACGTGGGAGGGCGAGTGGAACTCGGGGACCACCTACTCGGTGGGTGACATTGTTGTTTATACCGGCACGATCACCGGTGTCGGTTTGACGGTCGGGTCGTACATTGCGACGGCGGGTTCCACGAACGAGGTTCCGGTCGTGGGCGGCACGGTGAATACCGCCTATTGGGATTACATTGCGGCTGGTGTTCAGGGTCCGACCGGTGACACAGGACCGACCGGCGACACAGGACCACAAGGTCCGACTGGTGCGACGGGTGCGACGGGTCCGGCTGGTGCTACCGGAGCGACGGGTGCGACGGGTGCGACCGGGCTAATCGCAGATCAAGGGTTCATCGCCAACAACTACTACGGGCCGCACATCGCTTCGACTCAGTCTGTAACCATGAACCTCAACCGCACGATCTATGTTCCGTTCTACTTGGCGGGAACGCACACGTTCGACCGAATCGGCGCTCGAACGCACTCAGGTTTCAGCGGTACGGCGTCTATCCGTCTAGGTATCTACAACAACTCTGCGGGAGCGCCCACGACCGTCGTGTTTGACGCCGGCACCGTGTCGGCAACTGCCGCTTCGACGTTCTATCAGATCACGATTAGTCAAACGCTCAACGCAGGTTGGTACTGGCTTGCGTTCAACACACAAACTGCTGCTACGACCAACAACTATTGGGGAACTAACTTCAACTTTGACCCAGGGTTAGCGGGCTACGCCAACGACGGAAACATTCAGTTCAACAACAACTCCCGTTATCAAGACAGCGTTTCAGGCGCGTTCGCAACAGCGGGCAGCACGGTTCAGAACCGTTCTATCCCGCTCATCGTTCTGAGGAGAGCAACGTGACCGGCGTAGTTGTGTACGGGCTGGGAGGCCATAACGACTCGTTGCCGAACAACAACATCGTTGAGGCATACGAGACTGCGGAAACAGGACCGCCGCCGCTGGAGCCTGTTGGTGCGCTCGCCACGCTCCTCGCCGTTACCGAAGTTGTGACCGTGCAAGACGCTGCCAACGCTGTCGGGTTGGACCCGCAAGCACTCATCGACGAGGCCGAAGCATGGGCCGAGTTCACTACCGACCAGGTGCCCTAGTGTTTCCCGTGACCCTCCGGCGTGAAACAATGACCGTTCACGCCTCCCGATAGGAGATCCGTTGCCGTCACGTTTCACCGCTCCCACGTCACGCCCCAACCGTCCCGCCCGTCGTGCGGTGACGGCATCCGCCCGTGTCCTCGAACTCACACCACGCCCCGATGCGCGACAAACAACGATCCCGGCGTGGCAGGAACAGGCGTGGACGTTCTTCGATCAGATCGGAGAGGTCCGGTACGGTGCCCGGTACTACGGCAACAGTTTGTCCCGGTTGCGGTTGTTTGTCGGGTGGCGTGAATCGGCGTCCGAACCGGTTGTCCCGATCGACCCCGAAGATCCACCAACCGGACTGCCTCGAGATCAGTACCTGCTGGCTCAGTCCGTAATCGCCCGACTTCACTCCACCGACGGGTCCGTGTCTGAGCTGCTGCGTGCGTTCGGTGTGAACCTGTTCGTGTCCGGTGAGGGATACCTGGTCGGGCGGATCGATCCTGAAACTGGTCGGGAACGGTGGGATTACCTGTCTGTTTCGCAGGTGGTGTGGCAGGAGTCCCGTTGGAAACTTCGTGAGTCTGCGGGGGACACACCGGACCGGTTCGTGTCGTTAGACCCTGAACAGGACGTGGTGATCCGGGTGTGGCAGCCTCACCCACGGTTCGCTAATGAGGCGGACGCACCGATGCGGGCTGTGCTTACGGTCTGCGAAGAGTTGTTGTTGTTGTCTCAGAACGTGCGGGCGTCTGCTCTGTCACGGATCCCTGCCGGTATTCTTGTGATCCCGGACACGGCACTCGAGGGCGGTCCTGACGACTTGGATTCGTCGGGTGTGGATGGTGCGTCACGAGCCGACCGAACCATGTCCGACCTTGTGGATCACTTCATTACACCTATCTCGGATCCGGGTTCGGCGTCGGCGGTGGTTCCGTACCTGTTGGCGTTGGATCCTGCCGATGTGGACAAGGTGAAACTTATTGAAACGTCACGGTCGGTGGACGAGGTCGCCGCCGCCCAGCGTGCCGAACTGTTGGTGCGGTTAGCGAACGGTGTGGACCTGCCACCCGAGGTCCTGACCGGTATCTCGAACACGAACCATTGGAACGCGTGGCTCATTGACGAGCAGAGTTTCCGGTGTCACATGGCACCAGCGGCGCAACTGTTCTGTTCGGCGCTAACTGAGGGTCTGGTGTGGCCGACGATCTCGGCGTCTGGTCTGACACCGGATCCTCGTCTGGTTGTCGGGTTCGACGCCGCCGACCTGGTTGGTCACCCTGACCGGAAAGAGAACGCTAAGGACGGTCATACAGCGTTCGTGATCTCTGACGAGTCTTACCGTCGGGCGCTTGGGTTCGGTGATGAGGACGCACCGGATGAGGACGAGTATCGCCGTCGGGTGGCTCGGGCGCAGGGTACGCAGGCGTTGGCTCCGGTCGCGGTGGGTGAGATCGACTCGGTTGTTGAGTCGTTGCGGGTCGCTACTGGTCAGATCGCCGCGGGTGAGACTGAGGGTGCCGAGGGTGCCGAGGTGGTGGTCGATCAGTCCGGGTCGGGTGACGAACCGTCCGAGGTTGTGACGGGTCCACCACCGGAACCTGTGGTGGCGGCTGGAACGCCTGACGCCGACCGGTTCGGTGACCTGGTCGGGAAGATCGACCGTGCGTTGGTGGACCGGTTGGAGGCGTTGGCGTCGGCGTCGTTGCGTCGTGCGTTGGAACGGGCCGGTGCCCGGTTGCGGTCCCGTGTGTCCCGTAATCAGGATCTCAAACCGATGCTGGCCGAGACTGGTAACAGCGATCTGCCGTCCCTGTTGGGACGTGACGCCATCGTCGCTGCCGGTCTAACCGACGAGGATCTGTTGGACGGGACGGGCGATGACCTCGAGGACGAGTACCTGGCACTCGTCGGGTTGGCGCAGAAACGGATCCGTACCTATCTGCGTGACGGTTTCGGGTTGGGTGAGTCGGAACTGGCAGCGTTGGAACTGAAACAGGAACAGGACCGGATCGCTGGTTGGGGTGTGTTGTCTGCTGGTTTGACGGCGTTGGCGACCTCGTTGTTGTACGACCCGCGACCGGGTCGGGGTGTGGATGCTGTCGGTGAGTTCGATCCGACGAGTCGTGTTCCGGGTGTGTTGGTTCGGGATACGTTGGTGACTGCTGGTGGCGGTGAGGTTGGTCCGTCGTCGTCGCCGGGTGAATCACCGTTGTCGCCTGTTGGTGTTCGCCCTGCCGGTACTGAACCGGGTGTGGTGGACGGTGCCGGTCCTGCCGCTGCCCCGTCGGTCCAGCCGACCTCGTCGGGTTTAGTGGGTGGTGGTGCGACTGTTCGTGAGGCGGCGGCACGGGTCGGGTTGGCTCAGGTCGGGTTCGTGTGGGATTACGGCAACGCGTTACGGGCCACGTTCGAGCCTCACTTCGAGTTGGACGGCGAACGGTTCTCAGGGTTTGACGATCCGGCGTTGGAGAACCTGAACGACTGGCCGGCGACCCCGTTCCTGTATCCCGGTGACCATGACGGGTGTTTGTGTGTAGAACGCCCCATCTTCCGTGCGGTGGTTGTGTCCGGTGAGGTGGACGAGGACGACACGGAGGACGACGATGCCGAGGGTGCCTGAGTTCATGCGCGAGAACGCTGCTCGAGGTTTGCGTTTCCATGCGGACGGCAAGTCCGGTGACGTGACTCCGCAGACGGTTCGTGAGGCCCGTCAGATGGCGGAACAGGGCGACGTGCCGGACAACAAACCGGTTCGGATGGCGGCGTGGTTTGCTCGCCACATGGCAGACTTGGACGGTGCGCCGGATTCGGACTCGCCGGACTTTCCGTCGCGAGGCCAGGTCGCTCACCTATTGTGGGGCGGTGGTGTGACACGGGAGGTGTCGGAACGGGCGCAGGCGTGGGCGGAACGTACCGTCCGCCAACAGGAACGGGAGGCGTCCGTCATGGGCGACAAACCTAACGATGAAGAGGTAACCGACATGGACGACATGCCGGGTGTTGTGGACGTGTCGGACGACGAGTCGGACGAGATCGTGGAGGAAGAGGTTCCGGTCGGTGAGCTTCCTACCCGTGCCGTTATGGTTGTGGCCACGGAGGGTGAGGTAACTGCCGACGGTCGTGTTGCTGACGTGGGCGGGTTGTCGTGGCGTGAACCGCCGTTGTCTTTGACGGTGAACCATGACCCGGATCAGAGGGTCGGACGGTTGGATGTGTTCGCCCGTGTGTCGTCCGCTGAGGGTTTGACGGTGGACAACTTCGAGGATCGGGTGGCCGACTCGACTGGTGGTCCGATCATTGTTGCGCTCGCCACCCTGAACCTAGACACGGATCTCGGTCGTGAGGTCGCCGGCGAGATTCGGGACGGGTTCCTAACTGGTGTGTCAATGGAGGTTGGGGACGAGGTCATCGAGTACGACGAGGACGGGATTCTCCATCTGATCGAGGGTCGGATCGGTGCCGTGTCGGTGGTGGTGTTCCAAGCGATCGAAACTGCTCGGGTTGTTGAGGTGGCGTCTGCCCATGTGTGGAAGCCTGCGCCACGCCTCGTGTCTGTTCCGGCGTTGGTTGCGGCGTCTGTTCCTGACGTTCCTCCGACTGAGTGGTTCACCGATCCGGGTTTCGAGTCGGGAACTCCGCTAACGGTGGACGACGACGGACGGATCTTCGGTCATCTTGCGTTGTGGGATACCTGCCACACGGGTCGCCCTGAGGGTGTGTGTGTGGTCGCTCCGAGGTCACCGTCCGGTTATGCGTACTACCGGACTGGTTACGTTCGGACGTTGTCTGCGGACGGTTCTTCGGTGGACGTTCCGTGCGGGTCGGTGACGATGGCGACGGGTCACGCTTCGACCCGACCTGGTGTGTCGGCGGCTGCGGCGATCGCCCATTACGAACACACCGGTCATGCGGTGGCCGACGTTGCAGCGGGTGAGGACGAGTTCGGTGTGTGGGTGGCCGGGTCCTTGCGTCCGTCCGTGTCGGAGGCCGACGTTCGTGAGTTGCGTGGTGCGTCGTTGTCGGGTGACTGGCGTTCGATCGGTGGGAACCTTGAACTGGTTGCTGCGTTGGCGGTGAACGTGCCCGGTTTCCCGGTGCCTCGAGTTCAGGCTGGCTTGGCGGCGTCCGGTGTTCAGACCGCCCTCGTTGCCGCAGGGACCGTTACGGACGGGTGCGGGTGTGGTGACACCGACCCGGCGTTAGAACGCCGTCTGCGGCGCTTGGAGGCGGTCGTGGAGGCCCTCGGTTTGTCCGATGAAGCGGTGAACAGGTTGGCGGCACGGATCGGCTGATTCATGCGCCTATCGGATCGTCCAACGTCCCGGCGTCGTGGTCGGGTGTCCTCAGTCGATCGGTTACCTGCCGACATACTCGATCAGTTGGTGGAAGCTCGCCGGTCCGGCTCTCATTCGGTGAACGACATGGTGGACTGGTTACACAGCGACCCTGACCACACGGACCCTGTGTTCCAACAGGTGACGGCGTCGGCGTTGGCGCAATGGTTCGCCGCTCGGGGGCATCGTGTCGGGTCTGTCTGAGTTCATTCCACCGAACCAACACGACAACCACCCTGAGGCGTCCCGTCGTGGACGGGCACAGTTCCCGACCGGGTGGGAACCGAGGGTGACCGAGGGATCCGACCAGGCGGAAGCGGTGTCTGCCGTGTTCGATACTGAACCGGACGAGGTCACGTTGCTCGAAGGTTGGCGGATGGATCCCGAGTTGTGGCGGATCGTGGACGGGTCGTTGTTGGTGAACCGGTGGCAGAGTCCGTCCGGCGACTGGTGTTTCCAATACAAAGCACGGTTGGTTCGTCGTGTCGGTCGGCTGGTGGACGTGGACGAGTTGTTGCGGGGGATCGGACGGTGGAAACCGGTTGCGGAACCGAAACGGGTGTCGTCGGATCATCTCGTGGTGTGTTTCTCCGACTGGCAGATCGGTAAGGCGGACGGCGACGGGACGGTCGGGACGGTGCAACGGATCTCGGAGTCGGTGTCACGGTTGGTTGCGTATGCGAAACAGGTCAGGCCGGCGTCGATCGTTGTTGTCGGCTTGGGTGATCTGCTCGAGGGTTGCGACGGGCATTATCCGGGTCAGACGTTCACCGTTGAACTGGATCGGCGTCAGCAGTTGCGGGTGGTGCGTCGTTTGTTTCGTGACGCGGTGATCTCGTTGTCTCGGTTAGGTGTCCCGATGGTGGTGTCTGCCGTGGCCGGTAATCACGGTGAGAACCGTCGGGACGGCAAGGCGTTCACCGGACCTGGTGATAACGACGACGTGGCGGTGGTGGAACAGGTGGCGGAGGTGTTGCAAGCGAACCCGGAGGCGTTCGGGCATGTGTCGTTCCACATACCGGACGACCGGTTGTCTGTGTTGTTGGACGTTGCCGGTTGGCGGGTCGGGTTTCATCATGGGCACATTGCCGGTCGTGGTTCGACCCCGCAGCAGAAACAACAGAACTGGTGGAAGGATCACGCGTTCATGTTGTCGCCGGTTGGTGACGCCGATTACCTGTTCACCGGTCATTACCACCACCTAAGCGTCGTGGATCACGGTCCTCGAGTTCACTTCCAAGCTCCGGCGATGGACGGTGGCAGCCGATGGTGGGAGGACCGCGGCGGTGGCATGTCGGCGTCGGGGACGCTTACGGTCATGGTTGGTGAGTCCGGTTGGGATCGACTTCGTGTGTTGTGATGCCACGTTCGGCGGTCTAGGTTTCCGCCTCCATGTTTCTTCCTGATTCGGTTTCGGTGTTGTCCGGTTGTCGTGACTCAGAACGTCGTGTTGAGGCGACGGTGACGGTTGGTCGGTGTGAGCGGTGTGACCAGTCGTTGTCGTTTCGTGACGTGGTGTTGGGTGTGTGTCCGAGGTGTGGGCGTTACGTTCCGGTTTAGTGACCTGGTGGACTCGGTTCCGGGTTTCCGTTGTGGTTGTTGGGTTTCTGCCGGTAGTTGTGTTTGTGTTTCCTATGGTCTACGATGGTGGTTGTTGAGGAACGGGTCCTCAACCACAACACAGGGAGCAGACACCATGAACCGGATCGAAGCAGAACGGATCACACGGCAACACAACAAGATCGTCGGAACACTCACCGACACCATGACCTACCGCCAACGGTACGCAGTCGAACGGACCGCCGAACGACTTCACTTCCAACTCGCCCAAGCACAAGCGACCGAACCGTGGAAGGTGAGATGGTCCGAGGCCGATCGCACGTTGTCGATCGTGGACAAGACACCACCGACCGGTCCGACGTTTCGGATCGTGTTGTGACGGGAGGAACCGTGGACACCATGACGAGATCAGACATACGGGCCGAAGCGATCAGGTTGCGAACCGAAGGGTTGTCGTTCGCAGCGATCGCCGCACGGTTCACGGAGGCCGGTATCCCGACCGCTCGAGGTGGTCGGTGGCATCCGCCGAGTGTCCGGGCGCTGATCCTGACCCAACCGTCCGAGGTGACGACGACCAGTCCTGAACCCGAACCGGACGACGAACCGGATCAGGGTCCCGCCGACGATGTGGTGGCGGTGGTGGTGCCGACCGGTGGAACCGTTCCATTACCGGACCATCTGACCTATCTCTCCGAGGTCCGGTTGGATCACGGGACGTTCACCGTTGGTGAGTCGGTGTGGGTGGCCGGGTGGCCGAAGTCGAAGGGTGCCACCTACCGGGTGCATCGGATCCTGTCACGACCGGACCGACCGCTGGACGTTCAGGTCACGTTCGATCATCGAGGAACCCGTCAGATCCACTCGGTCGATCCAGCCAGGATCCGGCGACGGAGGGACAAGCGGGACCGGTGACGCTGTCCGAAACACGGACAACATTCGGGAGGTCAGGGTGCGCCACGGGTTTCTGTCCGTGGCGTTTCCTGTTGTCTGACCTACTCCGCAGGTTGCGGGGGAGGGTGGTACGCAACTTGCGGGGGAGGGTGGTGTGCAGTTTGCGGGGGAGGCTCCCCAGCAGTTTGCGGGGGTCAATAAAGAACCGTCCTAGAACCGTCCTAGAACCAGTTCGCAAGTTCTATTGCGGACCATGTTGCGGGCACCTATCCTCAGCGCAGAGCAACCGTCACCCCATAGGCGTGAAGGTTCAGGACTCGCCCAGCCGGTCCCGCTTGCTACGTTCGTTCGTTTCCGTCCGCAACAGGACGGACCGTCCCATGAGGATTCACAATGGACCGGATCTCCGAGATCACCACCGCCCTCGAAGGCGACACAATGTCAGACACCGAACTCGCAGAGGTTCGGGAAGAACTAACCACCATGTTCGACCAGGTCCGCACCGGCGAGATCGACGGTGTCGAAGCGACCGACGTTGAGACGCTCGGTCAGATCGTCGCCCTTGTGGAGCAGGTGGACGGTGTCGCTGCGGACCGGATCCGTGCCGCTGAAGAGACAGCGGCTGCGATCGCTGACCTCGAGGCACGCCTCGCCCCGGTCGCTGACGCCGAGGTTGTCGAAGAGGTTCAGACCGACGACGACGTGGCCGGCGAAGAGTCCGACGAGGACGTGGTGACCGAACCGACCGACGCCGAACTGGTGGACGTGGTCGCTGAGGCCGAAGAGATCCTCGAGGACGCTGCGGAACCTGTTGCCGCTGCTGCCCCGCCGTTGGAGTCGATCGCTAAGGCGGCTCCCGCCCGTACTCGTCCCCGGAAGGTGGAGACAATGAAGTCATTCCGAATCGCTGGTCAGAGTGGCCCTCTCGCAGACATGGCAGAGGTCGCTAAGGAAACCGCCGAGGTGTGGAACTCGGGTGCCGCTGGTGTGTACGGCAACCGTGTCCGTGTCGCCCGGATCACCGCCGACTACCCGTCGGATCGTGTCCTGTCAGAGATGGACGGCGACACGGTGGAGGCCCGCATCGACTCGGTCGTTGCCGCAGGTCAGGACCCCGCCTCGTGGTCGGGTTCGATCGTTGCTTCGGGCGGTTGGTGCGCCCCGACTGATGTGGATTACGGACTGGCTCAGATCTCCGGCACGGCACGCCCGGTGCGTGACTCCCTGCCGTCGTTCCAGGCAACCCGCGGCGGTCTGCGTGTGGCCACGCCTCCGACGCTTGCCGATGTGACCACGTCGCTCGACGCTTCGGATCCTGACGCCGCGGTGTCGGTGTGGACCAACGCAACCGACGAGGACCCCGACGGTGACACGAAGGGTGTGCAGGTCATCCCGTGCCCGGAGTTCACCGAGTACCTCACCGCTGCGATCGTGAAGCGCCTCCGGGTCGGGAACTTCGGTGCCCGTGCGTTCCCTGAGAGCGTCACCCAATACAACGACTTGGCGCTCGCCGCACATGCCCGGATCGCGGAAACCCGGATGCTGGATCAGATCAAGACCGCTTCCACCGCTGTCACCGTTGGGCAGAGCTTCGGCGCTTCCCGTGACATTATCGAGGCGATCAAGCGTGCCGCCGCTGCGTACCGCAGCCGTCACCGTGCCCCGAACGTTGTGCTTCGTGCGATGGTTCCTCGGTGGATCACGACCCTCGGTGACGTGGACCTGGTCCGTGGCCTCCAGTCGGACGCAATGTTCGTGTCTGAAGGTGAGCGGGTGTTCCGTGACGGTCTGGCCGTCGCCGGTGTGAACGTCACGCTGTACGACGACACTCCGTCCACCGGCACCTCACAGGTGTTCGGCGCTCAGGGCGCCGGTGCCCTGTCGGCGTGGCCCGGTCAGGTCCAATGGGGTTTGTTCGACGAGGGGCACTTCCTGTTCCTCGATGGCGGCACGCTGGACCTCGGCATCGTCCGTGACTCCACCCTGAACGCAACGAACGACTTCGAGAACTTCGTGGAAACGTTCGAGGGTGTCGCCGCTCGCGGTGTTGAGGCCCTGTGGATCACGTCCACGGTTTGCCCTGACGGAACGTCGGCGAACGGCATCGACGACGCCGTCGCTTGCGGATCCTGAGCTGACCTGGTCACGGGATAATCGTGCCTGACCTATCGTTCGCAGTCGTAGACCCTCCGGCGCTAACACCGCCGAGGGTCGGACTGCTTGCCTCTGCCGAAGAGATCTCCGACGACGCCCGGTGGACTGCCGGACTTGCGTTCGATCCGTTCGCCTGTGGTACTCAGGGCGGTTACTTCACCGCTTGTGACGCCGACGGTGCCGAGGACTACGGGTCGAAGGCGTTCGACGGTGAATCACGACTGGTGGAATACCATCCGTTCGTTGCGTGGTACGGCGACTCGTGTTCGTCAGCGACGTTCGGGTCACGGGACTTCGCCGGTCGTGCCGCAGCCGCCTACGTCGCAGCAGAGTCGGCGTTGCTCGCACAGGAACTGTGGGAGGGAAACGTCGCTCAGGCTGCCGGTTTCCCGAACGCTTACCTCGCCTCATCGGACGCCGACGTGTTGCCCGGTGTGTGGCCTGCCGTGAACGGGTTGGGTGTCCTCCAAGCGGCGTTGGCCGAAGCGATTCCGGGTCGTGGCATGATCCACGCACCTCGAGATGTTGCCGGGTTGTGGTATCTCGCCGGCGCTGTCCGTCGTGAAGGTGCGTTGTTACTCGACGCGTTCGACAACATCGTCGTCGCTGATTCCGGTTACACCGGTGTCGGTCCTGACGGTGAGGCCCGCACCGATACCACGGCGTTTGTGTACGCCACCGACCAGGTGAAGGTTCGTCGTGACGGTCAGGTTCGGGTGCTGCCCGATCCGGGTGCGTTCTCGGCGGCGTTGGATCGTGACACCAACCTTATTGAGTGGCGTGCCGAACGGATCGTGGCCGCTTACTGGTCAGGGTGTGCCCATCTCGCCATTGAAGTAGATACCTGTTCCACCGAATGTCCATCGGGTTCGTAAGGAGTCCTAATGTCTATCTGCCTCGGTTCTCTCCAGGTTTGCCGAATCCGTGTCGCCAAGCTCACCGCTGGTGGCACGCCTGATCCCGGCCCGACCTCCGGTTACGTTTCGGATGCCATCATCCAAGCGAACCTGACCGTCGAACTGTCACAGGGCGACGACTTCGAGTTGAAGAACGGTTGTGGGAACATTGCTCAGCAGTTCAAGGACTGCGACAAGGTGAAGCGTGTCGCGATCGACGCCGAGTTCTCACAGTTGGATTCCGAACTGGTTGGGTTGCTGACCGGGTCGTCCACGTTTTACGACGACGTGGAAGAGGTCACGATCGGTGGTGCGTTGCCGTCCTCGACGGATGTGTGCCAGACCGGGTTCGCAATGGAACTGTGGACGAAGGCGTGGAACGGAAACCAGCAGGCGAACGCTTCGCTGATCGGTGGGTCCGCCTCGGACGTGGTGTATTGGCGCTGGTTCTTCCCGTTCGTGCGGGTCCAGTTGGGTCAAATGACGTTGCAGAACGACATTCTGCGTATCCCTGTGACCGGTTACGGTCAGGAAAACGACGACATGCCCGCTGCGGGTCCGTTCGGTGACTTCCCGACTGCGGTTGTGGCCGACGGTGGGATCACAACTTCGATGGGTTGGTTCGTGGACGACGAACTGCCCGAGGCCCAATGCGGCTACATCGAAGTTGAGTCCTGATCCGATGGTCTGATCGTGGCTCTCTGCGCCCCGTGGATCACCGCTGAGGACATTATCGGTGACGATGCCCTGTGCCCGTCGTGTGTCCTGAACGAGTCGATCACGCCTGACCAGGCGACCGCCGCCGCACAGTTGGCGTCGTCGGTCCTGTTTGAGATGACGGGTCGGAAGTGGCAGGGTGTGTGTGAGGCGACTGTTCGTCCCGCTGCCCGTCCACGAACTGATCCTCCGCCGCCCGATCCTCGAGTTACGTCCGACCGGTTGTTCCAGTCGGTGCCTCCCGGTTGGAATGAGTCGTGGGGATGGTACGAGTTCTCCGACCGTGAGGACTTGGCGAACCGGCGTCGGGTGGCGTTGGGTTTGTATCCGGTGATCTCGGTGTCGTCTGTTGAGTTCGACGGTGTGGCGTTGGATGCGTCGGCGTACCGGGTGGACGAACGACGGTGGTTGGTGCGTCAGGACGGCGGGTCGTGGCCTTGCCGTCAGGACTGGTGGAAACCGGACGGCGATCCGGGAACCTGGTCGGTGACGTTTGACTATGGGGTGGATCCACCGGACGAGGCGAAACTGATCTGTGCGATCTACGCCTGTGAACTGGCGAAGTCGTGTGCCGGGTTGGAGTGCGCGTTGCCTGCCCGTACTCAGTCGATTAGTCGGCAGGGTGTGTCTCAGGTGTTGTTCGACCCGTTGGATCTCATTATGGATGGAATGATCGGTTTGCCGATCGTGGACACCTACATAAAGGCGGTGAACCCGAACCGGCGTCGGTCCCGTGCCCGGATCGCTTCGCCGGATGTTCCTCGCCCGGTGCGTTATGGCTGACGTGTCCGGGTTGGTGGCTGCTGTTGAGGCGCGTGCCGTGGCGATCTTCGACGATGCCGTGGACGGTATGCGGCAACGGGTGGACGAGGTGGTTCCGGTTGGTGAACCGGATTACTTGGGTCGCCCGTCGTTCGGTCCACGTTTGCGGGATACGTTCTTCCGTACACCGACTGAGGTTCGTGGTGCGGTGATCTCGGCGGACATTGGGTATTCGGCGCCGCAAGCGTTCTACTCAAACAACCTCCAGCCGCCGCACATCATCCGGTCCCGTGGCCGGTATCCGTTGCGGTTCTGGTGGGAGAACGGACCGGACGGACCCGGTGAGTACCGGTTTATGGCTGTGAATCATCCCGGCAATGTGAACAGTCGGTCGCTCGGCTGGTGGGATAAGACGATCGACGGCGGATCGTGGACATTAGAACTGGACGCCTCAACTGCGTTGGTGTCGTCGTGAACCTGTACGAACTCGGGTTGGATCTACTCACCGAATGCGAGTCCCTGCTGGACCCGCATGTCACCGGTCGGGATCTACCGGCCCGACGGTATGTCGGTCACGGTGAACCACCGGTCGAGTCGTGCGCCGGTTTGTTGGCGGTGTGGTTCGGTCCGTTGGAGATCCGGCAGATCTCGAGGGGTGACACGAGGCAAGTTCGTCGGGTGGCGTCGGTGAACGTGGATGTGTGGCGGTGCTGGCCGACCGGTGATCGGGAAGCTCCGACGGTGGACGAACTCACCGGGGCGTCGGTCATGGTGGCGGACGACTGCGACAGACTGACCGGAGGGCTACCTGTGTGGGCGTCTGACGGGTGTACGAACGTGGAATGGCGTCCCGCCTTGCCGTTGGGTCCGAACGGCGGAATGGCCGGGTGGCGGATCCCGTTGCTTATCGACCTGGGGTGACCGGTCACAAGGCTTGTCGCAGCCCGGTGCTACCATGTGATCTCCGACTAAGGGAAGGGATCAGACCATGAACACAAGCGTCCATCTGACCGGCAACGCAACTCGTGAACCTGAGTTGAGGTACACCGGGAGCGGCAAGGCGGTTACCTCGTTCGGTGTGGCGGTGTCGTCACGAGTGAAGAACGAAGCGACCGGACAATGGGAGGACGGCGATCCGTCGTTCTACGACGTGACCTGTTTCGGGTTGTTGGCCGAGTCAGCCGCCGAAACGATCGGTAAGGGTCAGCGGGTCATGGTTCAAGGCAAGTTACGTCAGTCCCGGTGGGAACAGGACGGGGCGGCACGGTCGAAGGTGGAAGTTATTGCCGACGAGGTCGGCACGTCAGTTCTGTTCGCTTCGTTGTCTGACCGTAAGGACCGCAACGTGCCCGCTACCGGCATGTCCGAAGAGGATCCGTTCTGAGAGGGGAAGCAATGCCTAAGACAAACCGTGACGGTGTCGAACTGTTGGACGACGGACGGGTGCGACTCGTGATCGACGGGACGGTGCGGACGTTGCGCCGACCTAAGATCGGTGAACTGCGAACCCTGTTCACGTCCATTGAGGCGGTCGGGTCTAAGGACCGGAAACCTGCCGACGGTGCGTTCGACGGTGCCGACGATGTGGCGTCGTGGTGGCGTGACGTGGTGGACACCCTCGGTGACGGCGATCCGTTGCCGTCAGACACCGACGATCTTCCCGTGTGGATCTTGTCCGGGAACCTGATCTCGAAGGTCGCTACCCATTGGCGTGAGGTCCCTTACCTGTCTGGCGGGTAACCGGGAGCGGTCCGTCAGACTTTGAGGCTCCAACAACACCGCTAGCGGGTTCACACTTGGAGTGGTTCGCGTTCCTGTTCCGACGGTGCGCCGTCGAGTTCCATTGGTCGGCCCGCACCATCGACGACCTCGAGGTGTGGGAGGTTGGGGCGGCGCTAGGTGTCGCTACAACCGACGTGGAAACGTGGGCGAAGTCCCGTCCGACCCCTGAACCCGGTGGCGTACACTCAGGGCGGGACCTGGTGGCAGAACGTATCGCCGCCGCTAAGGGAACCGGACCCGCACCGGAGGCAGACGTAATGACTCCGAACCAGGTCAGGTTCATTCAGGAGACTTTGCGTGTCGGTTAGGGAAACACTCGAACTGGACATTACCGAGGCCCTCGAACGGGTCGCCTCGGTTGGTGACGCCCTGACCGAGATCGCCCGTGCTTGGGGCGACAACTTGCGTGACGCCGTGTCCGCAGCGTTTGAGGACCTCCCGATCGTTGAGGCACCACCGATCGACACGACAGCGATCACCGACGAGGTGTCCGCAGCGATCGAAGAGGCGACCGCACCGGAACAAACGGTGCAGGTCGAAGCGGCAGGTTCGATCGGTGAATGGGTTCAGGCAGAGATCGACTCGATCGACACGTCGGTTGAGGTGGACGTTACGGCGAACACATCCGAAGCTCAGCAACAGATCGACGAGTTGAGCGGTGCCGGTGCGGGTGCTACGTCCACGTTGGAAGGGTTGGGGAGTGCCGCTGAGGGTTTGGATTCGGTGGCCGGGTTCGCCGCCGGTGGTGGTGTGGGTGCTTTGAGCGGTGAGCTGAAGGAGTTCGGTCCTGCAGGTGTCGCCGCGGCGGTCGGTGTCGGTGTCACGGTTGGGGCGTTCGCTGATCTGTATTCGTCGGCGTTGGACGCCATTGCGGTGCAGCAGGCTTACGACGCCACGTTGGGCGAGTTGGGTGGACAACTCCAAGACTTGTCGGGTGGCACTACCGGTCTAACCGGAACGATCGACAAGATGACTCAGAGCCTCGGGTCGTCGGATGAGGCGGTAAAGACTTCGCTTATCCGACTTGGTTCGTTACAACGAACGTCGGAAGCGACCGACACCGAGATCGCCAACCTCGGGCAACAGTTCTTCGGTGTGGCCGCTTATCTGAGATCCACGAATCCGGCGCTGGGTGATGTGGATCAGATCATGGACCGGCTGTTCCGAACGATCGCAATGGGTGGTCCACGGTTGGCGACTCTGGGGATCGACCTCGAGAAAGCAGATATCGAAGCCCGGGCGTTGGAGATGTCAGGCAAGGGTGCTGGAGAGTCGTTGTCGTTCGCTGAACTCCAGGCTGCCGGTATCTCGTTAGCGTTCGAGCAGTTGAGTCCGAACATGACGGCGATCACCGACGGCATGGACAATGTCCTTATAACGTCGGAACGACTTCAGGAGCGGTGGGGAGATCTGAAAGAGGAACTGGGTGCCACGTTCCTCCAAGCGTTCCAGTCGAGCCTCGTGGACGGTTCCGAAGCGATCAACGAACTTGTCGCTGCGATGGAACCACTAATCCGGATCACTGGTGTTCTGCTCGCCGAAGGTTTGGGTGCCGTAGCCGACGGCATGGAAGGGGTCGCAGATGTGGTCCGACCGTTGGCGTCTCTACTCGAATCGTTGCCGTTGGACGGTTTGGGTGAAAGTTCCGAGGACGCCGGGATCGGAATCACGTTGCTTCAGGACGCCCTCGAGGGCCTGGTGACCACGCTTATAAACGGCATTCCCGGTCTCGGACAACTGTTCCAGATCACACGGATTCTCGGTGACATCATCCCGACCGAGGAGGTCACGGAGGACGCCGACGGTGCCGCCGAAGCGATGGCCGGATTCGCTGACGAAGTCATCGACTCTCTCATGGCGATGGTCCAAGCAACGGAGCAAACCTATCAACTGGCCGAAGCTCTTCAGACCGCCGGACAGAACGCGTTGGAGTTCTACAACGAAGCACTAACGAATGTTCCGTCGGTCACCGATGCGTTCTCGGAACTGTCCGACGAGGTGGGCACCGGTCAGATCCTCGAGTCGTTGGACCGGTCTCTCGCCGGGACGCGTGACTGGGTGGCTGGGATTCAGGCACAACTCTCGGCCGGTAATGAGAACGTGGCGGCGCTCATGTCGCAACTCGGTGCCGATAAGTCACGAATCCTGTTGGAGTCCTACGACGGTGAACTGACCGACCTCGAGGACCATCTGCGGCGTCTGTACGAAGCGGAACTGTTCGCCCGTCAGGAGATCCGAGCGATCGCTGTTGAGCAGTACCTAATCCAAACCGGTGAGACCGCCGAAGCAGCACGGGCGATCACGGAAAGTTACAAAGGTGCCCTGTTGCTTGGGGACGCCACCGTCGAATCGATCGACACGGCGCGCTCAGCGTTCTACCAGAATCTCGGCTCGTTGGGCGGGACGGAACTCGGAACCACCGAGTCCACAAACTTCGCTGCCGCCCTGAACATTACGACCCCGACGACGGATCAGTTAGCGGCGATCTCGGCGGTGTGGCAGGCGGCGACGACACCAGGCGAAGCGGGTCAGGTCGGTTTGGACACCGCCCTATTCTTCGCTCAGTCGTTGGGGGCTGCGTCACCTCTCACAACCGATCAGATCAACGCCCTAGTCGGCATCATCCGTGGCGGCGGCTGGTACGGGGCAGGAACCGACGGTGGTGGCGCTGCCGGGCAGGGTGTCGCTGATGGTCTCACCGGTCAGCAGGGCAATGTTGAGACGCAGTCGAATGTCGTCTCTACCGGGATCTCGTCTGCGATTACGAACGTCGCATGGAACCAGATCGGTCGTGACGTTGTTCAGGGAATCATCGACGGGATAGGCGACGAGTTACAACCGCTCCGCGACACAGCGCGCGAAGTGGCGAACGCCATTCTCGGACCGCTCGGTTTCATCCTCCGTCTGCGTTCACCGTCACGCGAGATGTTCGACATGGGTGTCGATACCGTGACCGGTTTGCGACTCGGTATGGAATCGCAGATCGCTTCTATTGCGGAGGTGTCGGCGGCGGTGGCTGAGGCGGCGACTATCGAACCGACGGTGGGTGGTTTCTCTACGACGAACCCGACTGGGTTGGTTGTTGGCGGATCTGTGGCGGGTGACGGTGGAAACCCGAACACAACCGAGATAAACGTCACCGTTCCGGTAACGGTTGGTGCCGGTATGACCGCCGAGGACGGTGACCGTATCGGTCGCACCGCTGGGGTTGCGGCGTCGCAGGAACTTAGGCGGATTCTCCGACTCGAAGGGGTGGTGGCATGACCGATCGTTGGAACCCGAACGCCGACGACGAGTGCGTGTACGGGTTGGAATGGAATCCGACACGTCAGGTGGACCGCCCGATCGGAGGGACCGGTCCGAACTCGTACTCGTGGAAACTGACCGGGTCAGTAACCGAGGACATAGACCGTTTGTATCTGTGGTCGCCTCAGGACGTGCCCGGTGCTTACGACACGGTGGATGTGTACGCCGAGGACGACCTGGTCGCCGTGAACGAGACAACCGATGTGTACCCGTACTCGGGTGACGCTAACGCCCTGATGTTGCGTCCGTTGGGTGGACGGTGGTTCTCCGGTGATAGTCGAACCGAGTCCGTGAATCAGGATCGGATGACCACCGAAACCGACGACTGGTACAACCTGATCCAACCGGGCACACCAACACCGGGCACGTTCCGTGGTGCGTTCGACTACGGACTGCTCTTCGTTGGTTTCGTGTTTGACGATCCGGTCCCGTTGTACGACTACCAGTTCATAGGGCTAACACCGGTGTCGGTTCTGTATGACGCACCGTTGGCGGCGGCGTCACCGGCGTTGCCTGATTACCGTTCGACGTTCTCCCGGTGGGCGTTTCATGTGGACAACCTGTCCTCAAACGTGGGCACCGACCGGGTGTTGGGTTTGACCGTGTCGTGTGTGTGTCAGCGACTAGTGGATCCTCGAGCCAGGTCCTCGGAGTATGACCAGCCTTACCGGGTCCGTCCGTTCTTGTCTATGAACGGCACGATCGTTCTCGGTCAGGCGTCCACGATGCCGTCGAATCCGCAGCGGGTGTCGTTCACTTGGACCCGAAACCCGGTGACGGGTGGACCGTGGACCACCGACGATCTCGACGACTTCGATGTGTCTACCGGTGTGAACGCGGTCGGCTGGTTCATGTCCCGACCTAACGATCCTCAGGTCAGGGCAGAAACGGCAGGGGCGATCTACGAAGCGACCGCCGAGGTCACCCACGTTCCCGAAACACGATCGGCGGTGGCATACCGAACGACTGAAACACAGGTGTTCGGATGGAACGAGTATCAGGTCGAAGCGATTCCGGGTGGTGGCGACTGGTCGAAACAGGACGCCACGACATACCTGATGAACGCCCGACTGGACGCTCAGGCACCGGTGGACTGGCGACCGACGTTGTCGCTTGCCGGTTTGTCGGTTCGTGCGTTGGGTGCCGGACCTGGTGACGCCAACAGTTTCGCCGAGGTGGTTCCGTCGTTTGCCGGGACGATCCCTCGAGACTTGGGTGAACCGACCGGTTACGCCCCGGCGTGTCTGCTCCGGTTGCCGTCCGGGTCAGGTGACGTGTGTTCGGTGGACTCACAACCGTACGCAGTTATTCAGGACGAGGGACGACTCGGCATTATCCGTCCCGTGTCAGGCCAACAGTTCTTGTGGCAGTTGTTACCGTTCGACGCCAGCGTGGATCCGCCGACCGTTCTACGGTTCTGGGCACGGTCTGAGAACGACCAACCGCCGCAGGCTCAGATCGGCGCGTGGATCGTGGACGAGTCGAACAACCTCGAGGCGAACTCGGCGGTCCTCACACCGGATCAACTGGTGTCGCCGGGTGTGTGGCAGCGGTTTGAGTTGCCGATCGAGGAAGTGTCGTGGTCGTCGGACGCAACACACACGGTCCTACTGTTCGCGTTCGGTGACGGTGTCGGATGGCAGGTCGCCGCGTATCAGGCGGGCGAGGCTGCCGGTGCGTTGTTCCCTACCGGTGCCGACATTCCGTCGGTAACGTATGGCGGCACAACGTTGGCGGTTGCGGCTGGTGGCGACCCGTTCACGGTCCGGTCGTTTGCGGACTCGTCAATAAACTTGGGGAAGATCCCTGACACACCGGAGGACCTGACCGCACAATACGATCCGGTTACCTACGGTTGGGATCTGACGTGGTCCGGTGCCGGTGAGGACCCGTGTTCGCAACCTGGTTATTACGAGGTGCAGCGCCGGTCCACGAACACCCGTGCGTCCGATTATTCGTCGGACTGGCAGACGGTGTTTATCGCTGAGGTGGACGGCACCGCCGAAACGTACTCGGTCACAGACTTCGAGGGTTTCCGTGGACCTAACGACGGCACCGCAGATAACTGTTACCGAATCCGGTTGGTGGCAACTACCGGGTTTGCGTCGGAATGGTCGGAAGAGGTGTGCGCCGAAACCGACGACGCCGAACTCCCGTGCTGGTATCTGCTCAGGTCGAACCATTGGCCGGACAACTCGTTGCCGTTGTGGTTCATGGTGGATCAGACACCACGCCGGTACCGACTACTCGAACAGGTGACGTTCGTTGAGTTTGAGGGTCGGGACGGTGCCGTCGCCGCCCGTGGCCTAACTGACCGGTTGGACAGTTTCGAGATCGACGCCATCGTCGCCGTGTCCGGTGCTAAGGACGCACCGGCATTGTCGGACTACGGCGGCGATGTTGGGCGACGACTGTTCGACACGCTCGCTGTCATCGGCGGAAACAAGCGGGACGACGACGGCAGGTTGTGGAGGTTGCCGTATGTGTCAGTCACCGACGAGGACGGAAACCGGTGGTTTGCCGTGTTGGAGACACCTACTGCTGAACGGTTGGAACCGTCGCACCGCCATACTCAGACGGTGATCGTGCGTGAGGTCACCCGCACCGCTACACCGGTCACGGTTGTAGATCTTGGCGACGGTGTCCTCGGTCCTGAACCTGCTCCGTCGAACGAACCGTTACCGCTGCCTCCGTATCCGGGACCCGGTTCGTGACCACGTTCGCCTACGAGGTCCGTTGGTCGGTCGCTGACCGTGACGCAAACCTGATCGGTGACATTGCCGGTCGGGACGGAACGATCGTGTGGGACGGTCAGGCACGCATTCAACGGGCAGCGCGTGGTGTGTCGTTCGACTCGTCCGACTGGTCCAGCGTGAATCCTCTAACGGACTGGTTAGTTCCACGGTTCGTGCGTCAGGACGGCACGTCGGTTCGGTTAGGTCACTTCACCGCGGCCGACGTTCCTCGCCGGTGGCGTACCTCGTCAGTCACCTACGATCCGCAACCGTACCTAACGGATGGTGGTGCCTTATTGCAGAACCCGTCGCCGTATGTGCTGGCCGGTTCGGAAGGCGAAGCGATCTCGGACGCCATCGCCCGTGTCGTGGAGGTCGCCGGAATCTACCGGTACAACATCGAGTCGGCGGGCAACGTGCTTGGCGAACCGGTGGCGTATCCGGCAGGAACCACCTACACCGAGGCCCTAACAGGGTTGGCGGACCTGGCCGGGTTCTTACCTCCGTACTTTGACCGTGACGGTGTGCTGGTGTTGCGGTCCGTACCGACCGGTTCACCGTTGCCTGAGGTTGTGTATGACGGGGCGTCCATTGTTCGTGACACACGAGTCGAGGACGACGATCTGTTGTCGGCACCGAACACGTTCGTTGTGTTGGGTGCCGGTGCGTCTGACGGTCCGATCGTGGCGGTGTCTGAGCTTCCTCCCTCCGCCCCGAATAGTGTCGCTAACCGGGCTGGTCGGCGGATCACGAAGGTTGTTCGTGAACAGGGAATCGACACGGTGGATCAGGCGGAACGGTTGGCGGCGTTGGTGGCCGCAACTGCGGTCCGTCAGTTCCAACGGGTCACGTTCGGGTCGTTAGCGAACCCTGTTCACGACGGGTTCACGGTTGTTCAGGTGAACGGTGCCGTCCTGTTGGAACACCGGTGGGATCTCCCGTTGGACGTTGGGCAGGTTATGACTCACGAAGTTTCGACTATTGCGGAGGTTTCGTCGTGATAGAACCGGACGAGGTTAGGACCCTGATCCAGTCGGTGCGGGCTGTGGAACCGCAAGGGTTCCGGTTGGCTCCGGGTGCGGTGTCCTCGGTGGACCGAGATCGTCGTGTCGCGTCGGTGGTCATGGACGGCGACCCGTTGGGAACTGAGGTGGAAACACGATGCCTGTTTGCCGACATAGGCGAAGAGGATCGGGTCATGGTGGCGTTCGATCCGCCTCGAGGCGTGTTTATCGTCGGGACGATCGGTCGGGTTACTGAGGCGGGGCAAACCGTGTTGTGGTACGAGAACGACGACGTGACGTTGGATCTCGGGGAAGAATCGTCGGCAACGTTGGATGTGTCGATACCTGAGGTGTCGTTCCGTGCCGGTCGCCTGTACCGGTTCGACTTGGTGGCGCAGGTCACGGTTTGTGGTGTGGCCGCAACGTTTCAGGTGGCACCGTGGACGTGGGGAAGTTCAGCGGTGGATCTCGCCAACGCTTACGATCCGTTTGCAACGACGATGACCGGGTGGACGTTGCTTCGTCCCGTGGAGAACGTGGTGGAGGCCCTCACGTTGCGACTGGTTGCGTCGGAGATCTCAGGCGCTGAGTGTTCGCCACCGTCGGTGTCGGGGTCCGTCAGGGTTCATGTGTGGGATACCGGACCGGACACGGCGGCACAGATCGTCGGTGTCGCCGGCAGTTAGGATCAGGGTGTGTCCTATTACCTGATAGATCATCCGCCGGCGTCGCCACAGTTCTACCGGTCACGGGCGAACCCGGTAACTGGCGGTGTCCTCATCCACACCACCGAGTCGCCGTCCACCTCGTCACCGTGGAACACCGCTGCGTTCATCTCACGTCGAACGGATCCCGGTTCGTACCACACGATCGTTTCGGACACCGAGATCGTTCCGCTTATGCCGTGGTCGTGGACTGCGTTTCATTGTGCCGCCAACGGATACAACTCGAGGACGTTCGGTGTGTCGATCAACGCCCGTGCCTCCGAGTTGTCGCCGGACGATCCGTTCACGTTGGGTGCGTTACGACAAACTGCGTTGGTGCTGGTCCGGTTCTGGTTGGATGCCGGTATGGACCCGTTACGGTCAGCGGTGGTCCGTCCAGCCGCCGAACTACTCACCGGACCTGGTATCGCCACTCACGGCGACGCCCAACCGTGGGACCGCAGCGACGCGTGGACACGGAACCCGCGACGACTAGAGTTGGAACGGATTCTGTTAGACGAGATCCGATCCATCGTGAAACCTGTTCCACCGTCACCGGGAGGGGAACCCGTGAAACCTGAACTGCATAGGGACGCTAAGGACGGAACGGTGTGGTTGGTGTATCCGAATACACCGTGGCGAACTCATGTGAAGTCACCGGACGACATCCGTGTATGGATGTTCTTCGGGGTCCCGTACAAAGGCGACATGGCCCCGGAGTTCGCAGCGTTCCTGTACCGGAATACACAATGGGTGAGGACCGGGTGACTTCCGACGTGTTTGCCCATCCGTTGTTCGTCGGACTGGTGTTGTTCCTAGCCGGACAACTTGTGACCGGGTTGGCGTTGTTCGCCCGCACTTACGGTCGGTTGGGCACGGTGGAGGAAACGACCCGACGTGTCGATCAGACGTTGGAGAAAGTTCGGGACGAGGTCGGTGAGACACGGGAGGCGCAGGCGGCGTTAGCGGCTGAGCTTCGGGCGCACATGGTTGCCGAGGAACGTCAGGCCTCCCGGCTCGAGGTGTTGTTAGGCAGGTTGGTTCGGGAGGATGTTCGATGAGTCGTGAACCTGTGGCGGTGTTCATTCTTGGGTTCGATGCTGTGGTGGCAGCCGGGTTGGGTGCTGCGTCTGCGTTGGGTTGGATCTCGTTGTCGGGTGACCAGGTCGCCGCGGTGGTTGGGTTTGTGACGGTGTTGTCGGGTCTTGTGGTGGCGGCGTTGCGGTCCCGTGTTGTTCCTGTTGGTCGTGTGGAAGAGATCCGGGCGACGGCGTTTCAGGATGGTTTGTTCACACCGGTTCCGGTGAATGACGGGTTGCCGCTCGAGGTTGGTGATCTCCCGGACGATGGTGGTGTGTCGGATGCTGGTCGTAACGGTGGTGACGATCTGCTAGCGTGACGGGTGACGCTGTCATGGTGTCGCTCCCTTGTCGGGGAACGCCCGTCAGGTCCGGGTTCGCTCGGTACCTGGCGGGCGTTTCTTGTGTTCGGTTTGCCGTGTGTTTGTTGGGTTTGTGCCCGAAACTTGTGTTTGTGTTTCCCGTGGTCTAGGTTTGTGGTCGTTGAGGAACGGTCCTCAACACGACACGGGGAGAGCAGACCATGACCGAAGCACAGTTCACCAAGATGATCCAAGACGGAATCAAGTGCCGCAGCACCATCACGTTCAGCAAGATCGGTTCCGCTAAGGCCGACGCCGCTGACCGCCGGTTGGCTGCCATGTGTGACCGGGCTGAGGCAGCCGGTCGCCTCATTGAGTTCTGCCGATCCGTCAATGCACCTCGGCTTGAAGCCTGAGTCCAACCGACAACTAACTAGACACGACACGACAAGAGGAGCAGAGACAATGACCATTCACGACGATTACGCCGACGACACGATCGGATCGTGTTCATACGCTGAGGCGTGCGCTCACGCTGAGGACAACTACCGCCGCACTAACGGCATGATTACCGGTGGCGGTTACCTGGTCCGTATGGACGACGGCGAGGTGATCCATGTCGAGTTGCGGATCACGGAGTCCGGTATCGCCCGACCGTTGGCGTTCGTTCGGGATAAGGCGGTGGCACGATGAAGTTCCGAGCCGACGAGGTGGTCCCTACGATCGTGGAGGCGTTCAGGTGGTGGGGAACTGTTCCCGAACTGTGCGACGCCGGATCCGTGAACGAACTGGTGAGGATGTACGAACAGGGTCCCGGCCCAACTCACTACTTCGACGGCGACACACGCCGATTCTTCGGGTCGTCGAACCCTGACGTTCCGGCACCGGGTCTTTACATTGAGACACAACGCAACGCACCGGACGGGATGGCGAAGGTCACGGTTACCGCGTTCGTGTGGGACACCGGATCCGACGGTCCGCCACGACTGACCCCACAGTTACTCGGTCGATTCTTCGACCGCAGATGGGCACGGCACTTCGTCCGAGTGGCCTCGGAGAACTGGCCTGCCGGTCAGGTCACCGACCCGGCACTCGTGTCACACCACTAGGTCATAATGGAACCGACAAGGAAGGAACAGACCATGACAGAGATCGAACCGATCCAAGACGCAACACCGATCCCTCGAGGACCGTCACGGGACGCGGTTTACCAGTTGCGGGTCGCTCTAACCGCTATGGAGGACGACGCTAAGGCGTTGGCCGAGGCGGGCGACTGGCAGTCCCTGATCCGAGGACTCGAACCGTTGCAGCAGATCATCGGTGACCTACGCATTATCGAACGGTCCGTGAAGAACTGGATCGCTGACACGATCCCGGAACGCAAGGTCACGGTTCCGGGTGTCGGGACGGTGGAACGTAAGGCGCAGATTACTCGCCGCAACTGGCAGTCCGACGACCTACTACGCAAGATCGTTGTTCAGGCGTTGGTGGATCCTGACACCGGTGAGATCCCGTCGTCACCTATGGAGGCGGTCGAACGTGTCTTATCGGAGATCAGGGCGTGTGTGCCGTTCACCGGGTCCACAGGTTGGCGGGTTGGTGCGTTGCGGGAGCGTGGTTTCGACCCTGACGAGTGGTGCGAAGAGAACCTCAACGGGTTCACGATCCAGTTCTCACGGGATCGGAGCAACGGGTGACCGGCGACGGACGGGTGAATCCTCGTTACCGGGAGTTGGCGGACCGGTTGAGTCGGGTTCCTGCCGGCGAGTGGATCTCGGTTGTGTTGCCGGCGTCTGATCCGGTGTCGGTGCGGGACTCCAGGTCGGCGGCGACGGCGGTGGCGGCGGCTGGTCGCCGGTACGGTTGGGAAACTCGTCGGGAAACGTCGGATGGTGTTATGACCGTTCGGGTTCGGGCAGTAACAAACAAGGGAGACAAGTAATGAACGAGATCGCTTGGGGTGAAAGGCGGGACGGTGATCTAGGTGAGGGCGACTTCGTTCCGTCACTTCCCGGCTGGCGTGTGTGGGTGTTCGATCACGAAAACATCAGCAACGACGAAGTATTCCACCTTGTCGGTTGGTTGCGGATGGTTGTTCGTGCCGACCTGATCTGTTGGGTTCCCGCTGTCGTGATGGACGGTCGGGTGAGTCCGGTGTTGGAACGGCCACTCAAACGAGTTGTGGTGTTACCGATGACAAACAAGGGAGACAAGTAATGAAGATCCATGAGGCTATGGCAGCAGTTATGGGTGACGTTCGGGCGGTCGCTAAGACAGACCGGAACGGGGCACAGGGTTGGAACTTCCGTGGTGTGGACGCAGTCGTGAACGCTGTCGGTCCCGCGATGCGGAAACATGGTGTGGTCCTCATCCCGACGGTTCTCGAGCATGACGTTTCGTCGATCGCCACGTCGGGGAATAAGACGATGAGGTCGGTTGTCGTGTCGGTCCGGTATGTGTTCATCGGACCGGAAGGCGACCAGTTGGAAGCGGTGTCGGTTGGTGAAGCGTTCGACTCGGGCGACAAGGCGACCGCTAAGGCGATGAGTGTCGCCCTCCGAACCTGCCTGTTGCAGTCGTTGTTACTCCCAACGGACGATCCCGACCCTGACCATGAGCTGTACGAGGTTCAGGGTGAGGCGGCGGGGAAGGTGACGAAACCGGCGTCCGGGTTCTCACCGGCGAGGGTGGACACTTGGCCTGACGTGTTGTCGGCGGCGCAGGCGAAACGGGTCGCTGTTGAGGTGTGTTACGGCAAGAAAGACATTGCGGCGAAGATGTGGGACGACGATCTCGGGACCTGGTCTGAGTGGCCTAAGGGTCGTTTGTTGGAGTGGTTGGAGGTTCGTGGGACTGGTCGGGTGAAGTCGTGACGTGGGCGGAGGTGGTGTTGTTCATGTTTGCGGTGTTGGCCGGGTCGGTGTGTGGTGTGTGGGCGGCGGTGCTGGTTGAGTCGGTCTGGTGGCGGGTTCCGGTGGCTGCGGTGGTGGCGGTGGTTGTGGCGTTGTTCGTTATGGGTGCCGCCGCAGGTTGGGGTGTGTCGTGAACGATGACCTCGCCGACCTTGCCCGAGAACTGCGCCGGTTGTCGAACCTGCTGGACCGTGCGGTTCAGGCGTTACGGGTCGCCGGTGCCGATCACGCCAACGCCGAACACGGTTACCGGTTGGCCCGTGGTGTCGCTTGGGCAGAAACAGCAGGGCAGGGACTTGTCGTCGCTGAACGGGAGGCGTTGGTGGACTCGGTGACCGCCGACAAACGACGAGACCGTGACCTAGCGGCAGCGTTAGAGAAGTCGGCGCTCGAGGCGATCAGGGCACGACGACAACAGTTGTCGGCGTTGCAGTCCCTGATGGCAGGGTTGCGTGAAGAGACAGCGTTCCACCGGACCGGACCTGGTGGCGACTTTCCGTGATCGTCGCCGGGTTCGGTTATGGTGGTTCGGTTGGTGTGGTGACAGGACCACACACGGTTATCTGCTCCCGTGTGTGGTTCTGCCGTCACATCTGACGGGTCCGACAAGACAAGGAGAACAGTTATGACAGACAAGATTATTCCGTCGTCGCACGAACGGGGCGGTTACGACAGCACCGCTATGGTTTGCTCGCTAGTTGCTACGCCGGATCACTCGCCGCTGGTTTATCTGTCTATGAGCCAACGTGAGTTCTTCGGTCGTCCCGGTTCGTGGCAGGCGACGTTCTGGACGGTGGACGACGCCGAAACGTTGGCGCTGGCTCTGTTGGCGGCGGCTGCCGAGGCACGGGCGGAGGCCCGTAACCAACGCGCCGAGTTGGACCAGGCGCAGCGTGACACCGAAGCTCAGGCACAAGGCGACCTCGAGAACGATCTGCTGAACGGAACGTCCATAACGGCGTCGTGGTACGACGAGGCTCCCCGGACGGTCTCATCGTGAACGGACGGGCTGAACAGTTCGTGATCGTTCACGACTACGTTTCCGGTCGGGTCATCCCGGACCGGTGGTTGGACATGGTGGCAGCAGAGCAGAACGAGGGTGAGGGTGTCGGTTCAGGCGATCGCATGGGTGTTGGAACATTCCAGGTCGAAGGGAACCGCCCGGTGCGTGCTGATCTCGATCGCTAATCATGTTGGACCGGACGGGTCCGGTTGGGTTCATGTGCGTCGGGTGATCTCGGAAGCGAACTGTTCCCGTGATTCGTATTACCGGGCGGTGGCGGACGCTGAGGCTGCCGGTGAGGTCGTTCGGGTTCATCGTGGCGGTGGCGGTCCACGGTTGCATGATTCACATAGACCTAACCTGTTTGTGTTCCCGTCGTTGTCTGAGGTGGACGTTCCCGAACGTCCCGATCCGGTGCCACGGGTCGATGATCGGTCCGATGATGTGTCGGTGGTGTTCAATGCTTGGGTGGCGGCAACTGGTCGGAATCCGACGCGAACGAAACTGACGGCGCAACGGAGGTCCCGTGTTCGTGCCCGGTTGTCCGAGGGCTACTCGGTGGCCGACCTGGTGGCGGCGGTTCAGGGTGTGGCCCGGTCACCGTTCCACATGGGCGACAATGATCGGCGGCAACGGTTCGATGATCTGACGTTGGTTCTTCGGGATGGTGGTCAGGTGGAGAAGTTCGGTGGGTTGGTGGAGGCACCTAACGTGTCTCATCCGGCGGTTCGTCGGGTGGTTGGGTGCGAGTTGTGTGTGTCCGGTTGGGTGGAACAGGCCGACGGGTCCGTCATCCGGTGTCGGACGTGTTCACGGTGACCGCAAGACCGGTTCGTGTCGGGGCGTTGTGCGCCGGGTACGGTGGCCTCGAACTCGGTTTGAGCTTGGCCGGTGTGGACGTGGCGTTGGCGATCCTCGAGGATCAGGTCCGGCAACCGGTCTGATGAAACGATCTCGGATCACGACCGATCCCGACAAGGTTCGTGACTGGATCAACAGGTCCCGGAAACCGTTGCCGTCAATGTCGAAGCGCCGCCGATCAAACCTGGTCGGGCGTGCCGAGGTCCGACGGATCGTGACCGACCGGGCCGGTGGTCGCTGCGAATACGCCGAGATCATTCCTGAGGTGCGGTGCGGATTCTTGCCGGGTCGTGGAATGGAGGTGGACGAACTGCGGGGCGGGTCGTTCCGGTCGTCGGAATGGTTGGACCCTGACCGGTGCCGGTTGGTGTGCCCGGTTCACCACGACTGGAAGTCTGCAAACAAACGTGAACTGTTGTCCCGGTTGGGTGTCCAGTTGGAAGGCTAATGTTTGTTCATGTCGGATCGGCTGGTGGAGACAGGTGAACGGTTGGCGGACTCGTCGGTGACGCTCGCACGGTTGGTGTTGGGTGAACACGACCCGGACGGGTTGTCTCGGGTTGAGGCCGCGGACGCCGTGTTGGGTTGTGTGTCTGCGTGGTGGCTCGAGGTGGACTCAGGACGTGGTCCCGGTGACGCACCCGAATAAGGCGAAGGGGTCCCGTTGGGAGGCGGCGGTCCGGGACTATTTGTCTGAGGTTCTCGGTGTCCGTGTGGAACGTGTTCCTGCCGGCGCTCAGATCGACCGGGGTGACCTGGTTGGTGTGGACCGGGTGGTGGTGGAGTGCAAGGACGTTGCCCGGATCGACTTGTCGGTGATCGTGGACGAGGCGGTTCGTGAGGCGGCGAACGTTGGTCCTGATGAGCTTCCGGTGGCGGTGGTGAAGCGTCGTCGTCGTGGTGTGGCGGATGGTTATGCGGTGTTGCCGTTGTGGGCGTTTGCCGAGTTGGTGCGCCGGTCGGGTCGCTAATCCCTTGTGTTTATTGGTGTTTGGGGAATAGTTGTGTTTGTGTTTCCTATGGTCTACGATGGTCCACATGGGAACGACCCACACAACACAAGGAGCAGACAACATGAATGAGATCAGTTACACACCGCAGTCATTGTTCGTGGCATCCACCGAATGCCGATCGGCTGACGGTCAGACGTTCACCGTGTTTGAGATGGAGGACGGACGGTTCGGCAACAGCATCGTCGGGTTCGGTTTCGTGTCACCGTGGATGGTGGTCGATGAGGTTCAGCGGGTGTTCTCGCAGCCTGCCCGGTCCGAGTGGTCAGGGATCGCAGCGGGCATGAAGGCAGGTGCGTTGTGATCTACACAGAAAGCGACCTCGTGAAGATCTCACAAACCGAACATAACGCCATGTGGGTGATCCGGTGGCAGCGACCCGACGGGTCATGGTTCACGACGAAACCGATCATGTGTGACACGTTGTCCGAAGCGATTCACGGGGAACTCGAGAAACACGGCCAGGAAATGTGTGAGGGATCCCGGTTCGGTTTGTGGTCGGTGTACGACGCGGTTGAGTCCGAGTTGTGGCAGTCCGGTTACTACAACGGGGAGGAGTGATGGACGACCAGCCGACACACGTTGCGTATCTGACCGGTAGAGGGTTTGAGGGTCTGACGCCACGCTACGAAGTGAAGATCGTGGAACGGACCTCAGGTTCGTATCTGCCGGACTTGGATCTATACACCGGGGACGTGTGGGCGTACCACGACGAAACCGAGATCCACCCTGACCTGTGGGGATTCTTTCACGATCACGGGCTGTCCACGTTCGGAAGCGATTCCGAGGTGGCACAGATGATCTGTTCAGACGGGATGATCTACCTACAACGCAACGACCCGTCAGAGGCGCTGTAAGGCCCTCAGACGGCGTTCGGTCCGTCAGGTCAGGGAATCCACCACAACCGAAACACAACACGGGAGAACACAAGTGACGACCCTATGGGATTATCAGGCGGAACAACAGGCCCGAAACACCGATCCGATTACCTCGAAGATCGCAGCGGGCAAACTCAGACCGGGAACGGCGAAGGCACGACTACTGGCCACCTACCGGTCCGGTCCTCTCACCGACGAACAGGCGGCGGAGATCGCCGGGTTCGACCTGTACCAAGCGACGAAACGATGCGCCGACCTGCGACGTGACGGACTGATCCACCAGGTCGGCGTCACGGAGGGTCGGTCAGGTACGGTGCGGATGGTGTGTGACCTCACCGAACACGGAAGGGACACGGTGAACGATGCGACACGTTTGGGATGAGTGGTGGATTACGAAGATCGTCGGGCTGCATGTGTGGCACATGAAACGGACCACGGCGTTAGAAACCGAGTTGAGGACCGTTCACCGCAAACTCGCCACCCTCGAGGAAGTGTTGTCGCGGTCGAACGAGGCCATGTCCGAAGCGGAGATGGCGTTACGAATGGCGATCGACGGCATGATCCGTCACCAACAGGAACGGGACCGGGCGGTGGACTTCGCCGTGGCAGCCGGGTTGGACAACATCCGAGATCATCTGAACATGGGGGAGGAATCGTGAGAGGTTTACTGGTCGGGTCGGCGGTGATCGTGGCAGGGATCGGGTCGCCGTTTCTTGTGGAGTGGGCGGCGTCCACGGTGACAGGGTTTCTAGTATTCGCCACGGCGGTCGGTGTTTCGCTTAGCCTGCTGCTCCGTGGTTCTTCGTAACTGGTGGGAGCAGGCGGCGTGTCGAACGGACGGGACCGAGCGTTGGTTCCGTCAGCACCGCACACAACAGGAAACAACGGAACTGGTTCGGGTGTGCCACGAGGTCTGCCCGGTTCAGGAAGAGTGTTTGTCGGAGGCGTTGGAACGGTGCGAACGGTTCGGGGTGTGGGGCGGTTACACCGAACCGGAACTGTTCGCCATCCGAACCAGGCGGTTCGGACGGTGCGTTGTTTGTGGTCGCCGCTGGCCGAAACCTAGTCTAAGGAAACCGACGCTTACCTGCCGGATCTGTCTTATCGAACAACTAGACAAGGAGAACGAACATGAATCCACCATCGACCGCTGACTTGTTGTTGGACGCCGCAGCGTCGGACGACATGGACCCTGATCTCAGGTTGCTAATCATCGACGCCGCTAATGAGCTTTCTCAAGCGATTACCCGTGCCGTGGTCCTCGAGCGTGCGTTACGGGCACCGGTCCCACCGGCACCGCCGTCGTCCCGTGTGGACAACCGACCTGGTGTCCCACCGATTATGGATCGGAGGTCACGGTGACGGTTGTGTGGGTGTTGTTGGCTCTGATCGTGGGGTGCGGTTGTTGGGCGGTCGGGTTCCTGTTGTGGAAAGACACGGAGGCGGCGTCCCTGTGGAATCGACGATCGGTTGGGACGCTCGCCGGGGCGTGTGTCGGGTTCGGTGCCGGACTGTTCCTGTTGTGGTGGTCGGCGTTCAGTATCGCCGCCATGATCGGAGGGTGACGTGAGGGTCGCTAAGGAACTGGACTCGTTGTTGTTCCCGGTGGGTGAACTGACCTCGTTGCCGGGGAACCCGCGACGTGGTGACGTGGACGCGGTCGCCCGGTCGTATGAACGATTCGGCCAACGGAAACCGATCGTGGCGAGACGCAGCGACGACGGAACGAACGTCGTTGTTGCCGGTAATCACCAACTCGAGGCGGCACGACAACTCGGGTGGGAACAGATCGCTGTCGTGTGGACTGATGATCTGACCGACGATCAGGCTAAGGCGTTTGCGTTGGCCGACAACCGGATCGCTGATCTCGGCACCTACGATAACGACGATCTGTTGGTGTTGTTGTCTGAGGTGGACGACTTGGACGGCACCGGTTACACAACGGCAGACGTGGACGATCTGCGGTCCCTGCTCGAGTTCGATCCGATGGGATCCATTGACGATCTGATCGGTGAACTCGGAGACATGGACGGCACCGAGGGGAACGTCACCGTTCGGCTGGACGTCCCGTCGTATGTGGCGGACCAATGGAACGCCCACCGGAAGGGTTTCGATTCGGACGCCGAAGCGTTGTCGTACCTGTTGGACAAGTGACGTGGATAACGAACCGGTTTCTGTCCTGTTCTCGTATTGGTACTTTCAGAATCAGACACCGTTCGACAAGATCACGGCGGCGTTACGGGAAGCGACGAGGCGTGGCAGAACCGTTCGGGTGTTGGTGGACTCGGGCGCGTTCTCAGCAGATACGCAAGGTCACCGGATCTCAGTCGATGAGTACGCCGACTGGGTTCGTGATCGGGTGGTTCCTGAGTGGGGTCCGTGGGTGGTTGGGTGCCTGAACTTGGATGTGTTGAGGAACCCGGAGGCGTCGTGGAAGAACTGGCGCAGGTTGGCGGATCGTGGTGTGGACACCATCCCGGTAACGCACATGGGCGACGGATCAGACGTGATCGACCGTTACGTCGCGACCGGTTCGGATTATGTGGCGTTGGGCGCAATGGTCGGGAAGTCGATTACTCGGAAAGCTCGGTGGGCGGCTCACATCCATAAACACGTCCTAAGTAAGCATCCCGACGTGAGGTTGCACGGTTTGGGTTTGTCGAGTCAGGAACTGGTGGAACGGTTGCCGTGGTACTCGGTGGATTCGTCGTCGTTCGGGTCGGGTTACCGGTTCGCTCGGGCGTTGGTTTATGACCGTCAGTCCCGTAAGTGTGTGACGTTTCAGTTGTCGGGTGCGCCGCCTGAACGTTCGGTGTTGGAGATGATCCGTCGGGATTACGGGTTGGCTTGGGACGACATTCGAGATCCTGGTGCCCATAATCGGCGGGTGTTGGTTCAGTTCGCGGCCCGTAGTTTGTTAGCGTGGCAGTATGATCTCCGCAGGTTTCGTCCGGTGACGGCACCACCGTCAAGGTCTGTTACCGGACCTCATGTGTCGTTCGTGGATGCTAATCCTGAACGGGCTGGTTGGTTGTTTGACGGTCCGCACATCACTCACGCCGACGGCAACCCGGTAGACACCGCAAACTACTTGGAGGCCCTATGACCGCCCTCGTTGTCTTGTCCGGTGGGATGGACTCGGTGACCGCTTTAGCGTTCGCTAACGCCACACACACCACCGTCCACGCACTCACCGTCGATTACGGGCAACGACACGACCGGGAGATCAACGCCGCTGAGGTTCAGGCGGCACGGTTCGCAGACCGGCACGACGTTCTCAGCCTCCGTCGGATCGGCGGCCTATTGGAAGGGTCAGCACTCACCGACACCGTGCCCGTCCCTGAGGGTCACTACTCGGACGACACGATGCGGGCAACGATCGTCCCGAACCGAAACGCCATCCTCGCCAACATTGCCGCAGGGGTAGCGGTCGCTCGAGGACTGGACGCTATCGTTCTCGGTGTTCACGCCGGCGACCACCCGATTTACCCGGACTGCCGACCCGAGTTCGTTACCGCCCTCCAACAACTGTTGTCCGTTGCAAACGACCACCAGGTCAGGGTGGAGGCACCGTTCCTGAACACCGACAAGGCCGGGATCTTACGGGTCGGGTTGGCTCTCGGTGTCGATTACGCCGACACTTGGACCTGTTATCAGGGTCGGGACCGGGCGTGCGGTCGGTGCGGTTCGTGTGTGGAACGGTTGGAAGCGTTCGCCGAGATCGGTCGTGAGGACCCGTTGGAGTACGAACCGTGACGTACCGGTCCGGCAAGACATTCACACACGAAGTCGGGTTGTCGGCGGCGTTCAGACAATGGCGAGCCGAGTCCCATTGCCGGTTCCTTCACGGATACGCACTCAGTTTCACGTTCACGTTCCAAGCAACCGACCTAGACGACAACGGTTGGGTCGTGGACTTCGGAGGACTGAAACTGTTGCGCCGCTGGTTGGAGGACACGTTCGACCACAAGACGGTCATAGCGTCCGACGACCCCGAACTGGACTGGTTCGAGCACGCCGACCGGGTTGGACTGTTGGACCTGGTGATCCTCGACGACGGTGTCGGATGTGAACGATTCGCTAAACACGGTGCCGACCTCGCAACACGATTCCTGTACGAAACAGACCTGAACGACCGGGTCCGGTTGGTGTCGTGCCGTGTCGCAGAACACGGAGGCAACTTCGCTGAGTGGGTGGAGGATCCGTGAACACGCTCACCGTGTCCGAGATCTTCGGACCAACCATTCAGGGTGAAGGCCCGTCAATGGGTAGGCGGGCAGCGTTCGTCCGGTTAGGGCGATGTAACCTGAACTGTTCGTGGTGCGACACGCCGTTCACTTGGGACTGGACCGGTCAGAACGGCACCGTGTTCGACCCGTCCACAGAGCTTGCGTCGATACCGGTCGGAGAGGTTGCCGACACCGTCCGTGAGATGGGCGTTCGCCTACTCGTCGTCACCGGTGGCGAGCCGATGATCCAGCAACGCAAGATCTCTGAACTTGTGGACCTGTTGGACGGGATCACAACCGAGGTCGAAACGAACGCCACGATCGTTCCGATCGCCGCAACGACGGACGCTGTCGCCCGATACAACCTGTCTCCGAAACTGGCGAACTCAGGCATCCCGCACCGGCAACGCATCTCCGACGAGGCGATCGCCGCCTACCTCGAAACCGGGAAAGCGATCCTAAAGTTCGTGGTTCAGACCGCCGCCGACGTGGAAGAGATCGAACACCTAACCGACCGGCACAACATTGACCCCGACCTGGTGTGGATCATGCCGGAAGGCCGAACACAACCTGAGATCATGGCGGCGTCACAACACGTCATGGAACAGGCGATCAGTCACCGTTGGAACTACTCGTCCCGACTGCATGTGTTGGGGTGGGGTGATCGGAGGTCGGTGTGACCAGCAGGGACGTTGTAACGATCAGTTGGGACACCGTTCAGGTCGAAGCGAAACGGTTGGCGGCACGATGGGCGTCCCGACGACACACGATCACCGGTGTCTACGGGGTCCCTACGGGTGGCGCACCGGTCGCAGCGTTAGTCGCCGGACACCTCGAGGTCCCCATCATGGACGACCCCGACCCGACCGCCCTCGTTGTGGATGACCTTGTGGATACCGGACACACTTTGACCCGATACCAACAGTTAGGACGCCTCACCGACGCCCTGTTCCGCAAACCTCACTCCCCGACCAACCTTGCACCCGAAGCAACCGAACTGGACGGGTGGTTAGCGTTCCCGTGGGAAAGATCAGACGGGGCACCAACCGACGCAGTAACACGGATCATTGAATGGGTAGGTGAGGACCCCACCCGCGAAGGTCTGATCGACACACCGAAACGGGTCGCTAAGGCGTACCGGGAACTCACCGAAGGTTACGACCACGACCCGGCACAGATCCTGTCCACCGTGTTCGACGAACCATGCGACCAGATGGTCATTCTCGACCGGATCGACTTCACGTCCCTCTGCGAACACCACCTACTCCCGTTCATCGGCACGGTGTCCATCGGTTATGTACCGGACGGCAAAGTCGTCGGGTTGTCGAAACTGGCACGGATCGTGGACTGCTACGCACGCCGCTTCCAGATCCAAGAACGACTCACCAACCAGGTTGCCCAAGCACTCCAAGACCACCTAAACCCTGCCGGTGTCGCCGTGATCGTCCGTGCCCACCATTCATGCATGTCGCTTCGAGGTGTCCGCAAAGCAAACGGGCAGATGGTCACGTCCGCCATGTTGGGGGTGTTCAGGACCAGTCCTGAGGCCCGAGCCGAGTTCACGTCGGCGCTTACACCCTGACCGGAACCGCGACATTCGCGACACGGCACTACGCTTCGGGTTATGGCTCTCACCAACGATCAGAAACAGAACATTGTGGATCTCAGGTTGTCGGGTGTCACGGTCCGGCAGATTCAGGATCAGACCGGGCACTCAACAAACACGGTGCAACGGGTGTGGTCGGAGTATCTGCGGGCGTCGGCGGTGGACCGTCGGGAAGAGGTCGAAGCTCGCCGGGAGGAACTGATCTTGCGGCACGAACGGATCGCTGATCGTGCCCGTGTGGAGGCCGCCAAGTTTCGTCGCAAGGTGGATCAGGAATCGGGGCGGGTTCTCGTGGACGGGAATCCGTCTGCTTACGCCCGTTTGCTGCGGGAGGAACGGGACGCGTTGCGGGAGGTGGCCCGCCTGACCGGTGCCGACGCCCCGGTGCGGGTCGAACATTCCGGTTCGGTTGGTGTGGACCTGTCACCGGACCGGGAGGCCCTGTTCCATCGCCTCATGTCCCTCGCCGGGTCTGTGAACTAGTGACAGATCTTCGGTCGGTGGTGAACGCCGCTGGTGGTGATCCTGACCGGTTGCGGCGGTTGGTTGAGTCGTTGTCCGACGACGAGGTGTTAGCGGTCCTCGAGGACTGGTCGCCGGGACCTGGTCAGGTTCCACCGGAAGGCGAGTGGGGAATCTGGTTGTTTCTTGCCGGTCGTGGTGCCGGTAAGACTCGTGCGGGTGCCGAGTGGGTCAAGAACCGGGTTCGGGAGTTGGCTCCGTCGGTGTCGGGCACGGTTCGTGGCGGGATGGTGGCACCGACGTTGGACGATGTTCGGTCGGTCATGGTGGAAGGCGACTCGGGTTTGTTGTCGATTCTGCCGCCGTCAATGCTGGTGAACGGGTCGGTGGAGGACTCGTGGAACCGTGGCCCGTGTGAGCTTCGGTTGGATACCGGGTCAGGGGTGGCGTTCGTGCGTGGGTACTCGGCGGAACGTGCCCGACGGTTACGAGGTCCGCAGCATCATGTGGTGTGGATCGACGAACCGGCAGAGTTTCGGGACGCCCGGTTGGGTTTAGGTGAGGACACCACCGCGGCAATGGCTCTGATCGGGTTGCGGTTGCCGCCTGATCCACGGATGGTCGTTACCGGTACACCGAAGAACGTTCGTCTGATCCGTGACCTGTTGGCCCATCCGTCCACGGTTCGGACCACGGCAACCACCTACGACAACCTCCACAACCTCGGTGACGACTACCGGGCACGGGTGATCGACCGGTACGAGGGCACCAGGTTGGGGCGTCAGGAACTTTATGCCGAACTCTTGGAGGAGGCGGGCGGTGCGTTCTCCCGTGACTGGTTCCCGATCGTGGACGAACCGTTGGGAGGTCGCCTGATCCGTGGGTGGGACTTGGCGGCGACTGAACCCTCCGACTCGAACCCGGACCCGGACTGGACGGTCGGTGCGTTGGTGGCGTGGGATCCTGACGCTCAGGCACCAGGCGGGCGGCGTGGAATGTTGCAGGTCCGGCATGTTGCCCGGTGGCGGGCCGGTCCCGGTTCGACTCAGGACCGGTTCCTCGAGATGTGTCGTGAGGACC